GGTGTAATTTCATTGGCTTGGGAAAAATTTGATTTTGAAAATGACGAAGAAAGATTAACATTCAAATTTGCTGAACCCATTGAAAACGTTACAAAGAAATTAAAATCAAGAGGATTTATACTATTAAAAGAAGAAATTAAAATCAAAAATATATGAAAAGAAATATAATTGTTGAGAAACTTATTAAAGAGGGTTTAACAGAAACTACTTTAGTTAAATTAACCGATAAACAATTAGGTCAATTGGCTGAGAGAATATTGGAGGAAGATATAACAACCACCGCAGCTGCAATGCAAAAAAGTCCACAAATACAACAATTGGCTAAAACACCCGGCCAAAATATCAAATTGGTTGGTGAAGAGTCAAAAAAATCTAAAAAATGTGAACATTGTGGTAAAGACATGAGTAATTGTTCTTGTGATGATAGTCATATGGATGAAGAATTGAAAGGAAAACAAAAAAATATTGATAAAAACCATAATGGTAAGATTGATGCTGAAGATTTTAAACTTTTGAATAAAGAAAAACAACAAACACCAAAAGAAACAAAAGAAGGTAATAAATTCAGTGGTGAGTTGGCTAAAGCTAAATCACAACATAAAGATTCTTTCAATGTGGATGGTAAGGAATATGACGTTAAAGAGGAATTAAAAGGAAAACAAAAAAATATTGATAAAAACCATAATGGTAAGATTGATGCACAAGATTTTAAAATTTTAAAAGGACAAAAGAAAGAAACTAAAGAGTCCGATATGGGTTTAACCATAAAAGGACAAAAGAAAAATGTTAGTGAATTATTACGTTTTTACGATGATGATGGAAATCAAATAAAAGATAAAAAAGGTAAACAATCGGCGGTTTCAACAAAAGATAAAGATTTTGAAAAGAAGACTAAAAGTAAAAAATGTCCTGATTGTGGAGAACATATGAAAAATTGTAAATGTGATGATAGTCATTTAGAAGAAAATCGTATAGTAAAAAATTGGGTAAATAATTTGGCTGAAAATAATTTATATCATAGTTTCACATCTAAAAATGAAATTATGGAATTAATTCAAACTAAATTAAATGAGTCTGCAACTATGACTCATCAATTTGGACCAAAGGTAAAACAAGGACATAATGGTATTCCTGAGTTTATGACTTATGATTCTATTACATCTTCGGGACCTGCAACTGCTCCAACAAAACCAAAACCAACGGTTAAACCGGGTCAAAAACCAGGTCAAAAACCAAAAACACCGTACCAACCAGGACCAGGACCTAATCACAAACCAAAAGCGTTGGCTGAAAAAAAAATGGGACCTGCAACTGCACCAACAAAACCAAAACCAACTACAAAACCAGGTACAAAACCAAAAAAAGATAGTCCATATTCACCAAAACCAGGACCAAATCATAAACCAAAAGCGTTGGCAGAAAAAAAAGATAAATAAAAATGAAGTTTTCTAAGAAAAAATTATTATCTTTAATCCAAGAAAACATTAATGAAATGGCAATGGATTATGATACTCCCGATAGACCACATGGAGATGTGACGAGTAAATTGGCGAGCGGTGAAACACCTTTAAAAAAATTACCTTTACCTTCAACAGGTGAAGAACCAAACAAAAATTTCCAAGAACTTTTAGCTTCTGAGAGATATAGACAAGTGGTTCAAAAAATGAGACATTACACAGGTGATAATACACCTATGAATGCTGACACTAATATTGGACAATTAGTTCAAACTATGATGAGAGCTCACAACAATATTGTTGCTGCAGAAAGAAATCATAGAGAACAATTAGAACAATTGGCCATTGAATTAGTAACAAAAGAAATGGGTATACCCGAAGGTTCTTTCCAATTTGATGTAAAAATTGTTGGTATGGGTGAAATTGATACCGATAATTTTGGTAGGGAACAACCAGAACAAGGTCAACCAGAAATGGAAGCACCTGAACTTGAAATTGAATTGTACAATGATTTAGAACAATTAAATTTAGAAAGAGCCAAAAGAAGATTTATAAACGCAATGATGCAAGGTGCTTCTAAAAAAGGACATTATATGTATCATTTAGTTCCTGACAGAATTAGAGAAATCACAGGTTCCGAAACCCTATTAAACGATTATGGTTTACTTATGTCAATCAACGATAGTTTATATTGGCAGTTGAGTGACCAAATGATGGCAGGAATGATGGGTGGTGGTGGAGTTGGTGGTAAAGAAGAAACTGATAGAAACACTGACCCCCCAACAATCAGAGTAAGAGCATTAAACTTCCCAATTTGTGTTCATGAAATTATCAAAGGTATTATGGAAGTATTTTCATACCATGGTGACCCTGAAGATGAAGAATTGGCACAACGTGTACATGAAAAAGAAGATACAATTGAAAAAGAGGTATGGGACTTAAGATTAGGACCCACTATTTGGGATAGAGTTCGTTCACAATTCCCTGAAGATATTTTAACTGATGAAAATAAAGTAGAATTACAAAACTATTTATTTGTTGAAATTATTAAATTACCGGCTAAGAATTTCTTAGTATTCATGAAAGAAGTTGTTTCACAATCTCAAAATGGTAAGAGATTATTAGATGAATTGATGGATAATATCTATAAAACATTTAACGATGAGGAAATTGAAGATGATGTTTTCATGAATGATTTAAATGACCTTACAGATAGAGAAAATGGTGATAATTTGAAAAATTTCTTAAATGATATGGGTATTGATTTACCTAATAATTTTGATGATGAAGAAGATGAAGATGATGACGATGGTGGTGAACCAGTCTACAGATAATACAAAGGGAGTTTTTAACTCCCTTTTTTTGTATTTATATATATGAATTCAAGAATAGAACAGTTGAAGGAATTGGCTAAGATTATGAAAGATACTCCTTACGCCTTAAGAACATATCTTCAGACATTTGACAATACACAGAAGAAATATGTTCCGATGGATTTGTTTGAGGATCAAATTCAATTAATAAACGACTATGAAGATTACAATGAAAATATAACAAGAAAATATCGTCAGGCGGGAGTAACGACAGTTACCGCAGCATGGTTGTCAAAAAAATTACAACTTGCTAAACCCGAGAATCCTGAGAGAGTTCTACTTATTGCAAACAAACGCGATACTGCGGTGGAAATGGCTAACAAAGTAAGACATTTCTTAGAACAATGGCCCGATTGGATTAATGTAGGTTTTTCACCTGATAAAAACTCTGAAAGTAGATTTAGATTAAATAATGGTTGTGAGGTAAAAGCGGTTGCAACATCTCCCGATGCCTTACGTGGTTATACACCTACCATACTTGTATTTGACGAGGCGGCATATATTGAAGCGGGTGAAGATTTTTGGGCGGCATCTATGGCATCGTTATCAACGGGTGGTAAGATTATTCTTATTTCAACTCCAAATGGTTATGACCCTATCTATTATGGTGTTTACGACCAAGCAATTCGTAAAATGAACGATTTTCATATTACGGATTTAAGATGGTTTAAAGACCCCCGTTACACCAAAGATTTATGTTGGGTTAAATGTAAAGATATTGTTCATTATATGTTGAACAGGGAACAATATAATGACGATGAGATTGTTAGATATGATTTAGATTTGAAAGACTATAATCAACATTTAGATGATGGATATAAACCATTTTCTTCTTGGTTTGAAAAAATGTCTAAAAAATTCTTATATGATAGACGTAAAATTTCTCAAGAATTAGAATGTGATTTTTTAGGTTCAGGTGATGGTGTAATCCCTGGTGATGTACAAGAGAATATTGCTAAAAATTTAGTTCGTGTTCCTAAAGAAAAATACATGCAAGGTACATTTTGGCAATGGAAAGAACCTGTACAAGGACATCGTTACATTATGGGTGTAGATGTTAGTAGAGGTGATAGTGAAGATTTTTCATCTATTAATATTGTTGACTTTGATGAAAGAGAACAAGTGGTAGAATATATTGGTAAAATACCTCCTGATGATTTAGCAAATATTGCTTATAAATGGGGTATATTATATGATGCGTTTATTGTGATAGATATTACCGGTGGTATGGGTGTTGCAACATCAAGAAAATTACAAGAATTAAATTATAGAAATTTATATATTGATGGTATCAATACTAAAAATATTTGGGAATATAACGTCAAAGCAATGGAGAAAATACCTGGTATAAATTTTAACAATAAAAGAACTCAAATTGTGGCTGCATTTGAGGAACAATTGAGAAAAGGATTTTCAATAAGGTCAACTAGATTATTAAATGAATTGAACACATTTGTATATATAAATGGTAGACCTGACCACATGAAAGGTCATCACGACGATTCAATTATGAGTATGTCAATGGCATTATATGCTGGTGACCTATGTTTCAACCAATTACAAAGAAATGAAAGTAAGAATAAGGCAATGATTGAATCGTGGGCTTTATCTGAAAGAACATATAAACCTGAAAAAACATTATATTCGTATGGTACATCGTTTGACCAAATTGGTGCAATGGGTGTTGATACTAATACAATTTTTCATAAGGATAATCCATCTCGTATACCAAGAGATGCATATAGAGAGTATAGTTGGTTATTTCCAAAAGGTAGATAACCTTTGAAATACTAAAAATTTAGTTTATATTATAAAGAAAAGTATTTATATACATGGCACAAAATCCAAACAATCTCACTAATCCAACAGTTTTTCAGAAACTAACAAGAATGTTCGGTTTCCCAGGTCAAGTAAAACAGACCAAGGCACCTTCATTTAATTTTAGTAAAGACGAATTATTAAAAACGGATAGTAGAGAAGATTATGAAAGAGCAAAATTACAAGCTCAACAAAGTCAGTTTATTGCCGACAAATGGGCTAAACTTGACCAATCTCTTTATAACCAATCTGTTTATTACGAACCGAATAGATTAGCAGCATATTACGATTATGAATCTATGGAGTTTACTCCTGAGATTTCAGCGGCGTTAGACATCTATGCCGAAGAATCTACAACCATGTCAGAAAAAGGAGAAATATTAACAATATATTCCGAATCAGATAGAATTGTAAAAATATTAACCGAATTATTTCATCAAAAATTAGATATTAACACAAACTTACAAATGTGGGCTCGTGGATTATGTAAGTACGGTGATGATTTTGTTTATCTAAAATTAGACCCTGAAAAGG